CGGTTACAACTAAGCCTAGCAAACTAAAGAAGGGGTCTAAGGCCGCTAATCGCCGTAAGTCGTTCTGCGCACGCATGAAGGGCATGAAGAAACGCAATACTAGTGCCAAGACGGCTAACGATCCAGACAGTCGTATAAACAAGAGTTTAAGAAAGTGGAATTGTTAAATGGCTATGTCACGAGCAAATATGGGTAAACAAATACAAAGTCCTCCGTCTAAGGTGTCCCAACAACGGAAGAAAGTTGCGGCTAAAAAACGTAAGAAAAAGGAGTTGCGTAAATAATGCCTTATTTAACCAGCAGCATCCCTTACTTTAAAGCATGGGTACGTAGAGAATACACCAAGAATTTAGAAGACTATCACGGTGACTTCTTACATTGCATGGTTATTGGCGTTACTACGATGCCTAACCGCACTCTTAGTTTTCAAGTAATCTTTACTGGTTGCGAGGCTGATGACACGGATGAACCAAACGTTCATGGTGGAGCTATGTGGGCTAGGATGCCTCTTACAGCCCTTGTAGCAGACACACCAGTACAGGATTGGCCTACTGCGCTACCCCCCTACCTAGCACAACCTTGGGACTGTATGTCTCATTATCATTCCGTATATAAGCTAGAGCGAGCGTCACCTGCTCCTTGGATAGCTAAAGTAGATGGTGAGTTTTACCCTGCTAAGTACCTATTTACCGTGGATTACACAGATAGTGAAGTGGCTGACGACCCAGCGCAACATAAGCAAAGTCACGTACTTGAATTATTAGACGCTGGAGAGTATACAGGTAATATAGTAGCATTACCAAACAATCGGGTCCGTGTAACGCACCCTGCGTGGTTTGAGACAGGCGAAGGTGCCCCAGACTTCAAACCAAACCAACATACCTACAATTCAAAAGAAGACGTAGACTATGTTTGGGATACTGAACGCGTATTTAACAACCTTTATAAGGAGACGGATCAATGAAGATGAAGAAAAAAGGCTACGCTATGGGTGGCATGAAGAAAAAAATGAAAGCTGGCGGCGGCGTAAATAAAAAAAGTTTTGCTAACGGCGGTATGCCAATGGAAGGCGCACCTCCTATGGCTCCCCCTGCTATGCCTGCAGCCCCTCCTGCTATGCCTAGAAAGCCTATGCCTAGAAAGCCTATGCCTAGAAAGCCTATGCCCAAAAAACCTATGCCTAAAATGGGCGAAGAAAAAGCTAAAATGCCAATGATGAAAAAAGGTGGTATGGCTAAAAAAGGTTATGCTATGGGCGGCATGAAGAAAAAAGGCTATAAAAAAGGCGGTAAAATTCGCGGTGCAGGCATTGCCCAGCGCGGGGTACGTAAAGCAAAAATGAGGTAGTTATGCGTAGGTATTATAAATCAGGCGGAAAAATATGTTCAAAAGGTAAATCTTGGGCCAAACGCACTTTTGATACCTACCCTAGCGCCTACGCCAATATGGCTGCGTCTAAGTATTGCAAAGACCCGAACTATGCCAAAGGCAGTAAGGGGAAGAAAAAATGACGTTAACTAACGGCAACAGGAAGAAAGTTAAAAAGGTTGTAAAAGGCCTAAAGAAAGCCTCTAAACTACATGCGGCGCAAGCTAGCACGTTAAAAAAGATGGTCCGCACTCCTAGAAAGAAGAAGTAATGGGTGATCTGAAGAAGTGGCGGGACCAAGACTGGGTTAGAGTTGGTACTGACGGTAAAATCAAAGGTGCGTGTGGGACTTCTAAAGACAAGAAGAACCCTGACCGTTGTTTACCGCGTAGTAAGGCTAACAGTTTAAGCCAAGGTCAACGTGCTGCCACTGCTAAGAAGAAGAAACGTGCAGGTGCTAAAGGTAAGACAGTTGTGAAGAATACCAAGCCAGCAGTAGTCAAGTTTTCTCCCGGTGGCCTAGCTAGACGAAAACGCGACATAGCACGAGGCTGTGGAGCAGTAATGGAAAACCGACGTAAAGAGACGTTGTATACGTAAAGGAGTCAAAGCATGACTGCATCAACCACAGCAGCGTTTGACATGGAGTTCACGGAGGTTGCCGAGGAAGCATGGGAACGTGCAGGTCGTGAAATGCGTTCAGGGTATGACCTACGTACTGCTAGACGGTCTATGAACCTAATGACAATCGAATGGCAGAATCGTGGCATAAACATGTGGACGATTGACGAAGGTACTGTAAGCCTTGTTAAAGGCACGTCTGAATACGCTTTGCCAGCGGATACCATAGATTTACTTGAACACGTAATTCGTACTAACAGTGGTGTCGTTTCGACACAATCAGACCTTACCATAAACCGAGTCAGTGTATCTACGTACGCGGCTATACCTAGCAAGTTAACACAAGGCCGTCCGATACAGGTTTGGGTTGAGAGATTAGCTGCCGCGCCTACTATTAACCTATGGCCTGTTCCTGACAGCAATGATTACATATTTAAATACTATCGTATGCGCCGTATTAAGGACGCAGGTGCAGGTGTAGAAACCCCTGATATGAACTTTCGGTTCTACCCTTGTCTTGTTGCTGGTCTAGCGTATCACATCGCTATGAAAGTTCCTGAGTTTGTAGACCGTATACCAATGTTAAAAGCTGTGTATGACGAACAGTTTGAGATGGCTGCAGGCGAAGACCGCGAGAAGGCGTCGATTACGTTTGCGCCGCGAATAGCGAGGATATAATTATGGCAAATGCGTTTGCTGCCGCTAAACGTACAATAGCTGAATGTGACATCTGTGGATTCCAATATAAGCTAAAAGAGTTGCGTAATATCGTAACAAACGGTAATGATACTAACATAAAGGCATGTCGTGAGTGCTGGAGTGGTGACCATCCCCAGAATAGACTAGGGAAGTATCCAGTAAACGATCCGCAAGCAGTACGTGACCCACGGCCTGATTTTGCAGGGTACGACAGTAACAGGAATATTCAATGGGGATGGAACCCTGTAGGTGATGGGAAAAACTTTTACGGGTTAACCGTTAACAATTTGCAAATGACCGCCTCAGTAGGCGACGTAACTGTAACAATTACATAGGAGATACATCATGGGTAAGAAACTAAACAAAGGTTTAACAGCGTTAAAAAAAGAAAGACCTGACGTTGTTGCAGATATGGGCTTTAAAAAAGGCGGGATGGCTAAAAAGGGTTACGCTAAAGGTGGCAAGATTAAAGTACGTGGCACAGGGGCTGCGACTAAAGGATTGTTTGCAAGAGGGCCGATGGGGTAAACTATGAATTATACTTCGCTCAAAACTAATATAGAGGACATTTGTGAAACATCTTTTACAGATGACCAGCTTGCTATGTTTACGCAACAGGCGGAGGAGAAGATATTACAAACGGTGGATATTCCAGCGTTACGTAAATCAGACGATGGACCTTTGGCAGCTAGCAACAAGTTATACACACTACCAACTGACCATCTGTATACCTATAGCATATCTGTCATAACAAGCAGCACTAGCACGTTTTTGCTTAACAAAGACGTTAATTTCATACGCGAGGCGTACCCTGTCAACACTAGTGCAAAGTATGGACTTCCTAAGTTTTACGCACAGTATAGTGCAACACAGATTGAATTAGCGCCCACTCCTGATGCTAACTACGAAATAGAACATATATACGGAGCGTACCCTGCCTCTATAGTAACTGCCGCTACTTCTTGGCTTGGAGATAACGCAAGCGCAGCATTGTTAAACGGCGCACTCATAGAGGCTATTAGGTTCCAAAAAGGCGAACCTGATGTGATTGCCAATTACGAGAAGCTATACCTACAGTCTATCACACTGCTTATGGAAATGGGTGACGGCAAGTTGCGTAAAGATGCGTATCGTTCAGGACAAAAACGAATAACAGGGAGTGGGAAATAGTAGATGGCATTTACTGGAAACTACACCTGCACATCGTTTAAAATAGCTCTGTTAGATGGAGAGATGGACTTTAGCTCTGATACCAGTCAAGCGTTTAAGATTGCGTTGTACACTTCTGATGCTACGTTAGACGCTACTACAACTGCGTACAGCGTTACCAACGAGGTTTCTGGTACTGGGTATACGGCTGGGGGTAACACGTTAACCATAGGCACTAACCCGAAGAGCGATACAGGCAGTACAGTAGCCTATCTTAATTTTTCAAATACTACGTGGACAAGTTCATCCATAACTGCTCGCGGAGCGCTTATTTACAAGTCAGGAGGTACTACTCCTGCTATAGCGGTTTTAGATTTCGGCGCGGATAAGACAACTTTAAATGAGACGTTTGGAGTAACATTCCCCGTAGCAGGGGCTACAACCGCGATAATTCGTGTTGGATAAAGGTGAAATAAAATGAGTACATTTGAGAATGATCTACGACTTGAAGAAATAGGAACTGGTGAACGGTCAGGTACTTGGGGCACCGCAACCAACACAAACCTTGAGCTTATCGCTAACGCTCTCAGTTATAGTGTTACGGGTGAAGCCATAGCAAACGCATCTGTACATACTATCACAATGCAAGATGGCGTAGCTGACGAAGTACGATCTCTTTATTTAAAATGTACTGGAGGTGGACAAGCCTGTACAGTAACGCTCGCGCCTAATACGTTGTCTAAAGTCTGGATGATTGAGAACACCACTAGCGCCACGTTGACGTTCTCTCAAGGCTCTGGAGCCAATGTAGCAGTGCTTGCAGGGCAAGTTAAGATGATCGCTACAGATGGCGCAGGCTCTGGCGGGGCTGTATTTGACCTTATGCAAGACCTAGCTGTGCCTGACTTGTTTGTAGATGATGATCTAACCTTACAATCTGACGCTGCGGTGCTTGGCTTTGGTGCAGATAAAGACGTAACTCTAACGCACGTAGCTGACACAGGGCTACTGTTAAACGCTGCTATGAAGGTACAGTTTAGAGACGCTGCTATCTTTATTGGCTCAAGCGGTGCAGACGTATTAGACATTGCGTCAGATGGTGACATAAACCTTACAGCTACAGCAGACATTAACATCCCTGCCAACGTCGGGCTTACTTTTGGTAATGACGGCGAAAAAATAGAGGGTGACGGTACAGACCTCACTATTGCAGGTAACAACATTAATCTCACCGCTGTAGCAGATGTAGTCATACCCGCTAACGTCGGGTTAACCTTTGGCACTGGCGAGAAGATTGAGGGTGACAGCACTGATCTGACTATAACGTCGGGAGCTAAAATAAACTTAACTGCTACTTCAGACATAGTTGTCCCTGCGGATGTGGGTATCACCTTTGGAACTGGCGAGAAGATAGAAGGCGATAACACTGATCTAACAGTAACCTCTGGAGCAGACATCAACCTTACTGCAACTGCAGACGTTAACATACCATCAGGTGTAGGTCTTACTTTCGGTGACGATGGCGAGAAGATAGAGGGTGACGGTACAGACCTCACTATCTCAGGTAATAATATTAATCTTACCGCTACAGCCGACGTTGTCATACCTGCTAATGTGGGTATTACTTTTGGAACTGGCGAAAAAATTGAAGGTGATAACACTGACCTAACGGTGACTTCTGGGGCAGACATCAATCTTACTGCAACTGCAGACATTAACATTCCCGCTGACGTTGGACTAACTTTTGGTAACGACGGAGAAAAGATAGAAGGTGACGGCACAGACCTCACTATCTCAGGCAACAATATTAACTTGACTGCTGTAGCAGATATAATTGTACCCGCCAACGTGGGTATCACCTTTGGTACGGGAGAAAAGATTGAAGGCGACAGCACCGACCTGACCATAACTTCTGGCGCTAAAATTAATCTAGCAGCTACAACAGATGTACACTTAGCCAATAACATAGGCATGGTGTTCGGAGATGCAGGCGAGAAGATAGAGGGTGATGGTACTAACCTAGCCATAAACTCTTCAGGCGATGTAAACATCACTGCCACAACTGTTGACCTTGATGGCAATTTAGAAGTCTCAGGTACGATTACACTGGGTTCTGGCGCAGTAATATCTGAAGCCGAGCTAGAGTTGTTAGATGGCCTTACTCCCGGTACAGCAATCGCTTCTAAAGTGGTTACTACTGACGCAA